AGTATAATAGAAAGTGGATATAGTTATAATATAAACGATATAGTTAGTGCTAAATTAAATCATAATTTCCATGGAAAAGACGATTTTATAATAGGGAATTTTAAAATAACTGAGGTAGATAAATTTGGAGGAGTAAAATCTGTAGAACCATTTTTCGACAGTAATATAGATTTATCAACCAGATATACTGAATTATATGAGCAATATAACACAGATAATTTAGATTTAATATTCTATTATGGTAATTCAAATAAACAATACATTAAAAATGATAATAAACTGCCTGTATTTAAAATGTTTATATCAAATACTGGATATGTTAGTAAATTAACTATTACTAATAAAGGTAGAAATCTAAAAAAATCGACAGAATATGGTATAAATTCAACTATAGTTGATAATTTAGCTGTAATTTCTTCAATAGAGGAGATATTATTAGATTATGATGTACCTATTATAGGTAATTATAATTCTGTTAATAGGAATATAGATGAATTCATTATATACTTGGCTAAAAATTATGCATCAAATCCAGAGATAAATGTAATCAATTTACTAGATTTTAATAGTGCTAATAATGCTATAATTCATACAGAACAGATAAAAGTTAATGAAGATAAATATGTTTATAAATTTAATGTTGTATCTGGTAATGGATATAGACATAATATACCTATTCCAACGATTTTTCCAAATATTATATCTCCTGTATCAGAAAACGCAATATTAAAACCTGTTATTATTGGAAGTCTTCATTCTATTGAAATTATAGAAGGTGGAACTGGATTTAATAGTTTAGAAGATTTTGTCTGGAATAATGATGATTATGAAGATATTATTATACAACCTGTATTATTTGAAGGGGTTATTACAAATATAAGTGTTATTAGTAGTCCAACAATTTACGACGAAGATGTAGTTATTAAAATATCTCATAAGAATCCAAAGTATAATGGACCAGACGTAATAATTAACTGCATAATGAATTATCATCTAAATGAAGTCATTGTAGTTGATAGTGGATATGGTTATCATTCTGATAAACAGAGTTCGTATGGAAAATATATTCCTATTAACTTTGATAAACCTTGTCCAGATACATTTGACGATATTAATAATTTTATTAGTGCTAATGCTATTGCAATAATAGAAGATTGTAGAATAAAAGAAGTAAAAATATTATCTGGCTATTATAAATCAAGTGGTAGTAGTAATCCTAAATCATCTAATTGGGATATTAATATCAATATTCTTGGCAGTACTGAATCACCGGACAACGATTTAAACGCTACTGAAATAGAGAAAAATATCCAATGGTTGAACATAGGTAGTGATTGGTATGTTACTGAACTTATATTACAATTCAAACTTCCTGATGAATTATTTGAAAATATTAATTTTGGAGAATATTTAGATAAAGAAATAACTTCATATGATTTTCTAAGAATAAAGAATACTGATACTTTATTTACTGAAGGTAAAAATTTAGCTATAAAATTAGTTGAAAGTAATACTATCCAGACCGCATTAGTAGATACATCAGAAATAAATTCCAAATCTAGTTTAGAAGATGACATACTTATATTAGACAATGTCAGTTTAGAAGCTTTAAATTCTATAAGTCCTGTAGATTTATACAATATTGATTTTTTATTTGACAATGATCTAGTTATAGCAAAATTAGCGCCAGTCAAAATAGAAACTAATACAATCTATAGTGTAATACCATCGAATGATATCGAATTTAATATGAAAAATATACTCGATTCTATTGAAAATTATTCTAATAATGCTAATCTAAAAATTAAAATAGAACAAGAACCTAATCTTATAGCCAAACTATACCCTTATTTTGATTATGAGTATGGATATAATACAATAGATTTCAATAATAAAACTCAAATACTAACGGTTGAGGCAGGGATATATATTCAAGATCAATTAGTAAATCAAGGAACTGTTAATGGGATAGTTAAAAATACCGTAACGCTCCTAACTACAGGACAAGTTATAGTTAAATTATTAGAAGGAACCAGTTTCCTAACTACATCTAATGGAAGCAATGTATTATTTAATTCGGTCGAAAAAAATGTATCAGCTGTAGAGGATATGGAATATAAATCTAAAATTAATTTAATTGAAATAACTGAATCTGATAAAACATTTGAAGTAGAAGGAATATTAGGTTACAACGGTGGAGGATTATTTCATAGTAGTATTATTATGGAAGCAGGAATAACTGAATTTATAAGAGATGGTAATGACGATATTGATATTAAGCAGAAGCCAAATTATTCAGTAGCACCTTTTTATAAACATGATATAGTTAATCACTATAAACCTAAATATTTAGAAATATATAATTATTATGATAATAATGGTTTTTTACAAGGCGATGATGGTAATGGCGGGGGAATCCAAAATAATGATATTGGAGATGGTAATGAAGCAGGTGCGATTATAAATTTTAATGAATATTTAGATAGTGTTTTGGGTAGAAAAGCTAATAGCATTGATAATAATTTTGGAACAATTATAAACACTGAGTTCAGTGTTATAAATGCACCAGATTGTTCAACTAAGTATAAATTAAACAATACATTTTTTCAAAATAACTATAGAGGTTCTAATTTTTATTCAAAGCCGTTTATTATACCTAGTGGCGGTTATAATACTCCTAATGATTTAGATACTAATTTAACACCATATTTTGTGTTAAACGATTTTGAAGATTATTTAAGTATATTTAAAGATAATATCGATAGTTACGATCAAACACTATCACTTGATTATATTTATCTTGAGAAAAAAGAACTAGAAAATATACTGTTATATACTCAATCATACTTCATACCATGTTATAATAAATTAGAATATAACAATATTAATAAAAACATCAAAATTACATATAATACATTTGGTTCAACTAAAGATATAATAATTTTACCAAGAAGAAGTGATTATATGGACAGAAGTGAATCATTAAATTTTACTGATTTAGATGGTATTGATAATCTAAAATTATTTGATAAATTCAGACATAATAATTATCTTAATAACATAATTAAAAATAGAAATGCCGAGTATATAAATTCGAATTATATAGATAATTATACTTATACGCAGGAAGTTACATCATTTTTAGACAATATTACCCGCTTTATAAATAATGAACCAGGTTCAATTGTTATAAATGAATATAATCTAAATATTGGTAGTAATAAGAATTATATAAGTTATAATGAAGGCATTGATAATAATTATATCAGAACTTTGAATGAATACTGGAAATTTAAAGAGCCAGACGATATACCTATAATAAATAGTGATAATTCTAGAAAATATGAACCTGATATTATAGAAAATATTTCACTATCATTCAATAATATGATTAGAGAAGAGTTTAAAAATAAACATTATTACAAAGATATCCAAAAATATGAGAATTATTCTTCTAATTCAGACAATGGTATCTACCTATATTCATTTGCTAAAAAACCACTAAATTATCTTCCAACAGGCACATGTAATTTTAGTCATATAAATAAGGTTCATATAGGTTTAAATATAAAAGAACCAAATGATAAATATACATACGAAATATTAATTTATAATAGATACTACAATATTCTCAATTTAAAATCAGGATTTGCTGAATTAATGTTTTATAAATAACTAATTATAATTTATTATAGATATTATAACTATTATATATAATAAATGACTGCTTCATTATTACAACTTGTTGCTATAGGAAACGAGGATTATATGATTAATGGAAATCCACAGATTAGTTTTTTTAAAAGCGTTTATCTTAAGTACGTTAATTTTTCAATAGAAAGATTAGAAACTCTTCCTAAAACTAAAGGTAAATTTTCATTAGATAGTATATCTGAGACATTATTTGAAATTAATACAGATAACATGGATGCTTTGGGAAACACATATTTATCTATTACATTGCCCGAGGTTAACGCTAAATCTCCATATAAATTTGAATGGATTGAAAATATTTCAGATTTTATATTAGAAAGAGCTGATTTTATCGTGAATGATGTTGTCATTGAAAGTATAGATTCAAATATTATTCACATGCATTCTAAAAATATACAGAATAATAGTAATAAAAATAATATTAACGAGATAAGGAGTATAAAATCTATAGATATAACCCCAAACTATACATATAATGATTCTAATCAGTTTATAATAGAATCTAATATGAAATCGATTAATAAAATAAATATTAATTTCAATAAAATACCAAGTGTTCCTTCGAAAAGAATATATATTAAATTACCATTCTTTTTTAGTAAAAATGAGGTGACATTACCATTAACATCATTAAAAAAAAATAAACTTTATATAAAGTTATATTTGCGTCCGCTTAATCAGTTATTTAGAATAAGTTCTCCAAGTAAGGTAACAATAAGAAATGGATCACAGCTATTATTTGATCATAATAATAAAGATACATACAATGAATATTTTTATGATGTTTACAATACCGCATATTCTAGTAATAACGCTAATTTCAAATTAAACAATTATATAGATAATATTGATGTCATTTATAATAACATTGATGCTAATTTAATATCATATATTTATTTTTTTGATAAACAAGATATGGATTTTTTTAAAAAAAAGACTGAGATTTTGATAAATACCAATTTCGTATTAAAGAATAAAATAAATACTGTCAATAATGAACTTATTATTAAAAATACTTCACTGATTAAAGAAATAATCATAGTGCCTTCTAGAAATGATAATAATTTGAGAAATAACTATAATTATTATGGAATACATGATAATAAATTATCTGACAAATCTATTAAAACATGGTATAATTATTACTTTGAATTGTGTCATACGCAGTATGTTAGTGATTTAAAATATATAACTGATATTAACAATACCTATAAAAGTAAAATTGATGAAGTTATTAATACTATGCAAAAACATCACAGTCCTTATTATGTTATATTTAATTACCATGATAATAAAGGAAGACATAGATGTATTAAATATGACCAATATGATATAAATACTGATCGTTTAATAAAATATTGTTCTTCATATTCAGATGAATATCATAGTGCATTTTTATATTATGGTATGTTTCGAAACGACACAGATGATATAGTATCTATAAGACCATATTTTTTCCGATATAAATTATTAAATATAAATCATAAGTCTGAAACTATTAAAAGTTTAATGTATTTACCTACCATATATACTAATTCAAATACTATTTATCTATACTTCAATGAACCAATTTATACAAAAAGTATTTTAACTGACAATATTCTTGTTGAAAAGCAATATAATATCACAAAACAAGATATACTTGCTATATTAAATCAGTGGAATTACAGACATTTTAAAAAGATACCTCTGATTACTGACAGTAATTATGATTATTTTAGCAAAGATGAGTGTATTGAATCAATTGATATAAAATATAGAGGTAATTCGATTATAAATAAACTTCATAGTCATAATATTTATAAAACTATTCGCTTCAACTATTATAGACATAATAATAATATAGATAATTTAGTTAAAATTCCATTTTCAATAAATCCAAATAAATATGCTCCATCAGGACATTTAAATACAGAGGAGTTAGATAAACTGGATATATATGTAAAAATTAAGGATATATTTGTAAATGATCCACTATTAGATGATAATTCTATAAATTTAGATATATATCTATCCACAATAAATAAGATTATTATTGCCGATGATAAAATAAAGTTATTAATTTAAGCAATCATAGAAGCCTTGATGGTTGACTGAGGATTATAATTACTCAATACAATATCGTCATATTTAAGTTCTTCTATAGAAGATAATTGTTTATTGATAGTAAGTTGTGGAAAATTAGTAGGTACTCTTGATAGTTGAGTCTTGACTTGTTCAATATGATTTTCATAAATATGTGCATCACCGATTACAATACTTACTTTACCTGGAGAGATATTACATATATTAGACAATATATATACTAATAAACTTGTAGATGCTACATTAAATGGAACTCCTAAAAATAAATCACCAGATCTCTGGTACATCATACAATCTAAATAGGATTTATTATCTTTATTCCTAACATAGAATTGATATGATACATGACATGGCGGTAATGCCATTTCTGATAATTGACATGGATTCCATGCTGTCATGTATATTCGTCTTGATTGAGGATTATGTTTTATTAATTCTATTATATTTTGAAGTTGATCGATACCCTGTCCCGTATAATCTGTATCAGAGTTAATGTATTTAGCATTAAAATGCCTCCATTGAAAACCATATATAGGTCCACAATCACCTTCTGGATTATTTGTCAGTCCGATTGAATCCAAAAATTCTCTGGAGCTATTACCTTTCCATATATTAACTTTTTCATTTTCTAATTCTTTAGAATTAGTTTTTCCATTTAAAAACCATAGTAACTCTTTAGCAACACCTTTAAAATAAACTTTTTTTGTAGTAAGTAATGGAAAATTATTACTTATATCAAATTCCATTTTTTCAGAAAATAGTGATATAGTATTTGCGTTTCTAGTTTTTCTCAAAGTCCCTTCTGTTAATACCTTATTTATTAAATTTAAATATTGATATTCCTGATTATTATCACTCATTGCTTGTATAAATAGATTATTTTCATTCATATTTAAGTAAAGATTATTGGAAGTTTTTCTTAGGTGGAATATGGAATAATTAAAAAATTTATTATTATCCACAATGGTTTCATTAGATACTCTAATCATATTTGAGTATGAACTAAAATTTATTAGAGGAAAGAATGATGTTCCACCTTCATACTTTGGATAATCGACATAAGATAAACAAAGTTCGTCATAGAGATTATTATCCATAAAATATTTATATATTGATTCCCCACCTATTATATATATTTTATCTACATCATCGTTTGATTTTAAATTTAATATACATTCATCTATATTAGTAAAATACTTTATATTCTTTAATGATTTTTCAGGTATATTTCTGGATAACACACAGTTTAATCTACCTGGTAATGCTCTTCCTATACTATCAAATGTTTTTCTACCCATTACTATCGCATTACGTTTATTGACTGTATTACCTATAGTTGTCTTTTTAAAATGATTCATATCTGCTTTTAAGTTATAAATTAGTTTATCTCCATTACCAATTGCACGATTACTTGCTAAACATGCGATACCTATTATTTTTTTCATTTAATTAAATTATAATAAATACTCTTTAGATTAATATCTCACGATTATTTAAAGAAATGGGTTTAATTAAAGCAGCAGTTGTTTTGATAATCGCGGTTGGTATTGCTGATTTCATACAAAAAAAGAAGATAGATTATAAAGACCATCCATATTATGGGTATATATCTCCTTATATTGCTAATAGATGTAATATTATCTTAGCAATTGTAGTATTAATATTAATATTGTTATAATCTGTAATAATTATCATAACAATCTTAGTTATTTGGAGCTATTGATTTTAAGCAACCCTCCAATTTTTTTGACTCTAACATTCATTTTTTCTATAATGATTTCTATGTTAGAAACTGTAGTAATATCATCTTTATAAGTGCTTTTCAAGTTACCTAATCCTGATATAGCATTAGACATTTCTTGTGTGAATTGAATAAGAAGATTTGAATTTTCTTCTTTGAAAACTTTGGATCCGGCAACACTACTGTAATATGTATTAGATATGTCGCTGGCATTATTATTACTTTCAGTATTATATATAGCATCTATGGTAGCAAATACTTTACTAACAAATTTATCTAAACTATCTAATGTATGTTTTCTAGAGCCTTCATGCCACCAACGAACAACTCCTTGTCCCCATTGCGGTTCATCAATATAAAATTTATTATCGTCTGCCCCAACAAAATATAGCTTGTCTTTAGCTTTTATTTTTGAAATGATTTTAAGATTAGCAATACAATGTTCAACATTGCCTTCTAATTCTGAAGAACTTAAATTCTGCGTTGAATTAGATTCATTTTTGGTGTCTTCACTCATTATATATATGTATAAATGACATAATCTTTAAATGTTTTTCTTTAAAATTAAATCCCCCGAAATTCATTCCTTTAGTCCTTAGGCTGAAATTTTTGGAGCTTTAAGCATAATTAAAAAAAATTTGATTAAATGTTTTTAATAAATGCTTAAAAACATCGCAACATTAATAAGCATACAAAGATGAGCACAACAGAAAAACAAATGAATACCTCCGAAACCCAATCTACTTCACAATCAGGCGCTACTACCCTTAGCGCTACCCTTGCTGCCCTTGGTGAGCAAGTTGACCTTCAAATGAGATCTTTTAGAGATATGAGCAAAGCCCTCAAAAAACTCGAAAAAGAAGTTGCTAGAGAACATAAGAGACTAAGCAAAACTCCTAAAGTTAAAAGAACTGTCAAGCAAACACCAACCGCTGTCAATGCTAATATGTCTAAATTCCTTACCACTCAAGCTGTAGAAGGAGTTGATGGTAAATGGACCAGACAATCCATGATGAAAGGTATCTCTGCCTACATCAAGGAAAAAGGTCTTCAACTTGAAGAAGATAAGAAAAAGTGGAAACCTGATGCCACTCTTAACAAGCTTTTCTCCCTTGAAAAAGGTGCTCTCTACACTTTTATGAACATTAATGGTCTTATTAGTAGAGTTGTTGTTAAAGCTGTCTAAATAATCATAACAAAACAATAAGAATATATAATTTTTTTATTGTTTTCTTTCTATATATTAATGGATATTCACTATAAACAATTAGTATATAAAAAAGGTTTAATAGTACCTAATGCTGAGCTAGTTTTTTTTAGACCAAAGGATCTAACTAATTATGAACCAAAATATCTGGATATAGTTAGTAAGTCTAAAGTATTCACAGAGTCTTATGAACAAACTGAATATTATTTTACAGATGATGATGGAATTGATTATCGAATTAAAAAATGGCTTATAGCTGAAGAAATTGATATAGATGGATCAATTATTTATAATATCAAAGCTTCCGATAAACTTGGACTACGATTATTATTTCGCAATGAATTAGCCAAATTTTTAAATAATCACTTTCCTGATATGGAAGATAAATATCCTAATGACCAATTTATACTTGATAATATAATTAACAAACCATTCTTCAATATAAAATCAAAATTAGTCACTAAATATAGAAATATTTGGGATATGCGGAGAGTATTAACATATATTCAGTCTGATAGTCAAGTTAATATTGCTTTGTTAATAGTAGATAATAATATTATTGGTAGAGTTTTTACAGAATTAATAGACGACGAGGATATTAAAGACTATTTTGATGATAAGCTTATCATGCTACCCTCTATAAATTTATATATATCAAAGGTAGATATTCGTCCTGATTATCAAGGAACTGGACTATGTAAACCATTATTAAAATACACTCTTGAAATACTCAAAAGTATAGGATATAACATGCTATTTATAGATAACGCATCTAAAACTAGAGATGGTATTCCAGCATGTATATGTTATCTAAAAGCTGGTATTGAAAATGGTTATTCTGTTCATGTAAAAGACAAGGAAAGTGAAGAATTTAGAGTAATGACAGAAAATGATTGTCTGAATGGTTATACTAAAGGATCATATAATTATATAATTGACTAAAACTATTATTTATTAGATAATAAATTTATTCTTTTTTCTTTTGTTCTTTTTTCCATTCTCTATAACTGAGAACTATATATAATAAACAAGTCATACTTAATATACTAGTTTAAATTAACCAAAAACTCACTTGTTTTTAATTTGGGTAAATTCAAGTTATATGTATAGTAATACACTCGTTGGCTCCTTGTTAGATTATTATCTTTAATAAATTTACCATTAAGTCCAACATTCGATAAACAATAAAAATTATATCCATTATTTTTTAAAACATTTGATAAGATTTTATCTACTTCTTTTGCATATTTCATTTCACCTAATATTAACTCTATCTCAAAACAGTTTTCAATTTTATTCCATATCTTATATACACCTTTCTTTCCTATTATTAAAGTTTTAATATTATTATTGTTATTGATAACATATAAATCTAATTTATTATGTTCTATAAATATTTTCCTAAATTCTATTCTATCTATGTAATTATACATCTTAAATTTACTAATTAATTTTCTATAGTAATTATATATGATATCAGTATTTTCTGGTTTATCTGATAAATTATACACATTCTCGATTTTAATAGGAACTATCTCTCTCATATCTTTGTAAAAATAATGTGTTTTCAATAAGTTTTTATATGGTAATCCATACGAATCCTTTTTAAAAAGAAATATAGACTGTTTATTTTTGAATGAATTTAGTAATGTTGATATTAATAATGATGCTAAATTCTTTGATCTATTATACTTTTCTACGCATAAATAATCTACATAATATAAATTTAATAATTTCTTTTTGAATACAATTCTCATTGGCTGAGCATGAATAAAACCTATTATTGTTTTTTTATCATAGCAGGATATGTTTACAGAGTGTTCTTTATTAAAACAATACTTTAAATAACTATAATTAATATTATAATCATTATTAAAGTTATCATTTAGGAATGTATAAACTTCATCTAAATTTGATATATTTTGCTTAAACTTGATATCCGAATTATTCAACTTTATATTAAATTTAGGAATTACACCTATTACTTTTATATCTTGGGAATTTTCATTTCTCATAACCGGTTGCTTGTCCCAAAAATTATGTCGCAATTGTATAAAATAACATGCTGTAATTATTAAAATAGCTATTATATAAAGATACATACTTTATTATTAGCTAAAAAAATATTTCTCGTATAAATACTTAAAACTTTTAATTTATATAACTATAATGATAATTTCGATAGACTTTGATAATTATTTATGTATATTTACTAATTTACTATGTATAATACCTTCTATTCTGTTCTTCATTGACAATAATATTTATGATGGTATATATGTGTTATCAACTGGTACTATATCACTAATATATCATATTAATAATAATGAACCTAAAATTCTTAATAATACTTTTGTAAATCCAACATTAATATCTAATATAGATACTCTATATTCTGAAACACTTATAATTAATATTGCATCTTATCTACTATTCTATAAAAATCTTAATATTAGAGCCTCTCTATGCGCATTCCTTATTCCTATATATATTTATCTAAATACAATAGAAAGTGTAGATGTTGCTCATATTAGATACTCATTTATAATTATAATGGGATTAACAGCAATTATTAAATATTTCACACGATACTTTTATACAAAAACCCTTAAAACTAAGAGATTTTTATTACTGTTATTCGCAGCTTTTTTAAATAGTATAGAAGTTGTAGCATTCGAATATCTTCAAAAAAAATATACCTATAATTTTTATCATTCAATTCATCATATATGTGCCTTTACTTCTATTTGTTTATACTTTTATGGACCTATTACAAATAATTCTCCATATTATTATAATAAAAAAAAGATATTAGATAGTATAAAAAAATGCTGTCGTCATAGTCATAAAGTTACTGCTGAAATATCTCCTAGAATTATATGTTCTGGAGAATCTTCAAATATAGGAGATTTGAATATACCTGGTGCTAAAAACAGATTTTTAGATTAAACCTCCTTATTAGAATTAAGTAGATTTAATAGTATTTAGCAATATATGCTTTGTATGTCTTCTCGTTTTTATTAGTTAAAATAGCCCGACCCTTTACGCCATAATATTTCGAGTTATAAAATACACCAATAGTTGTTAATTCTATATATTTTCCAGGACCCACGCCAACCGACGAAACTATTGTTCGTTTTTTCCAATCTAATACTCTAAGACTTGCTATCAATCCTCCGAAATAATATACATCATCCTTTTTATAGAAATAACTTCCTGGAAAAAATTCACCAGGTTTCATGTCCCAGTAACCATAACGTGTCAGTTGTTCAACTTGAGTTAAATTAGTAAATTTTTTTCGTCTATTTTCAGCATATACCGAACATTCACGTTTTTTATTTATTATGTTATCAATATCTACACCAGCCCGAAAAGCTTCATATAAATGAACCCATTTACGGTATGAACTACTAGCATTTTTTAAAGTTGATATCCAAAACATATTTAGATTATTCGCCTTCTGATAAGCTATTTTATATACTAACTGTGCATATGAATATGAATGGGATTTACAAAAACTATACTTTCTTAGATTAGATAATTTTGATAATAATACCTTTCGTTTATTTTCATCAATATTATATAATGATTTATTGAACCTTTTTCTATCTTCTATTTTCCACTTATTTTTTGATAGACATCTTCTATACTTATCTGCCAACTCTTCGTCTATACCTAATGTATTTGATAATAAACTTATAGCATCGTCGTCATATACAAATTCTGTGCTATAATCTATTTCGTTATTTTTATATCGTGCATCTTTAGCAGCAGGTCTAATTATAGCAAGACATAGTGCAATATCATCTATAGATTTTGGCTTGATCTTCATCATCGCTTTTCTCATCAGGGGTGATTCTGCCAGAGTAATACCTATATTATCTCCATCTTGTAATAATTTGTAAGTTTTCTCATCATATGGACAATCATTAAAGTCAATATTTTTACCAGATATATCTATTAATTGACTTATACCTTTACTTGATAATATATCTATCTTAAATTGTTTAGTTTTTGATATCTCATTCTTATCATATAATATTTGACTCAAGGTTTTCCTATTAATAATAAGTTCTTCAGGTATTCCATCATGAAAGAAGACTATTCCTCCACAATGTAAAGAATAGTGTCTAAATGTATCCTCTAATTCCTTTTTATGTTTATGTATTAGTTCTCTTTTTTCCTTTGGCAAGGATTTTACAAAATTATGAATATCTTCCTTCGCAATTCGTTTGTTAATTCCTACCATTCTTATAGCTTCTCTTAGAGCAGATTTCTCATGCCAATGAACATGATTACTTATCCGTGCTACCTGATTAGGCCAATTTAATTCCAGCTTTAGAAATACCTCATCTCTTAAATAATGAGGAAAATCAAAGTCAATATCTGGTAAATTATTTCTATATTGATTTAAAAATCTGGCAAAACTAATATTAGTTTTTACAGGATCTACGTTACTTATTCCTAACAAATAACATACTAGAGACGAACCACATGAACCTCTTGTAACATGTGGTATATAATTTGTCATTCTGAGTATTTCAGTTGCTCTAATTAAATAATTAGATAAGCCTTTATCTTCTATTAACTCTAGTTCTCTATTCAGACGTTCAATATACACTTTATCATCAGGGCATTCTTTAACAAATCTATCTTGTATATCTTCAATATCATATTCTTTTAACACATTTTTATGGTCTGGTATATTCTTTATGAGTGTCAATTCATGCAGTATTAATTGTTTTTTTCCAATCTTACCATGTTGATATTTATAATTCCAAGGGAAATTAATAGAGGCATTCAGATATTGGTTCATTCTATCGCAAATTTTTATACAGCTTCCAGCCTTTAGATCTAAGATAAGCCCATATTTTTTATTAGACTCTTTATCTTTTCTCAATACTCGCCCTATACATTGAACAAACGTTTTAGGATTTCTTTTCTGCACTTTATCCAGAAATATACAACAATCTAGATTTTTTATATCAGAACCTTCTCTATGTTTGCCAGCACAAAATAGTATCGCATTACTATTTTTTTCAGAGTATTCGCTATAAGATTCATTTGAATCTTTACTCGTATCAATTCCTATGTAAAAGTTATCAAACTTTTTACGCCATAGTTTAGATAACTCATAGCATTTGTCGATGGTTCCACACCATACAATAATCTTTTTATAATACAAATTAGCTATCTTATTTTTACAAATAGTTATGAAATCTTTATCTGTCATCCTTTTATCACATTTTACCCAACATATTTTAGGAGCCACGATTACATCATCGCAAAACGCATCATAGATAGTATAATCTGTTAATACTTTATTATAGGGTTCGTAATCAAGACATGGTGTAGCAGAAAATCCTATACATGATGTATCTTGGTAATTCTGGAGATAATATTTATAAAACTCTTGTGTTGTTTTATTAGTAATACTATGACATTCATCATGTATTATTAAACTAAATTTAATTGACATTTTACTATATTTTTGACCTGATACTAAAAAAGCTCTATTAATTATTAATAGAATAGGTTTTCCCCATATAGTGGCACTACTAATAGATGAATACCAATTACCTGGTTTATTTTCAGTATAATTAATCACCAAGAATTTGCTATTTATATCAGCATATCCTTTTTCTTTTAGTGTAGTCTTATTAAATTGTTCAATTAAAATTGATTTTTGCTCACATACCCATAGTATATTTCTATTAGGATAGATTTCATTATATTTAGAAATTAATTCCAATCCAACCCAAGATTTACCTGTTCCTGTGGCATGAAAATGAACTCCTGAATCAAAATCATTATTAACCGAACAGTTTATCGCGTCAATCTGGTTTGTTCGCAACATTGTTAATCCAAATAAATTCTATATAATCAATATCAAATTTAAATATAATTATTATATATAATGAGTAATTGTAAAAAATATAAAAAAACAAAAGTTCCGAAATGTAATGACCAAGAAGGTTGTCACTGGGTAGTAAGAAAAGGATGTATTGATGATGTGGTAGAAGTCAAACAACCTACTGTTGCAAGAGACTTTTTAAGTAATAAAACTAACGCAACTGTTTTTTTAGTAGATATTCCGGATTCTTCCTTAGACTATCCTGATTTTCCAGATGAAGCGGTATATGTTGAAGATAGAGACAATAATACTAAATCTTGCTATTATCCAGAATGGATATATGATAATAAAAAACGAACAAATCATATTAAATGCAAATCAGAGGATGAGTACGATAAACTTAAATTAGACTATTATAAAGCACAAGATGAAGCCGAAGATAAAAATTTTATATTGATTACCAAAGATATAGTATCAATGATTGTTGAAAATGGTGGAATTCGAGGTGATCTTGTCGAAAATATAAATGAACATGGTTATAGAACTGAAGGATTATATATTTTAGATAATAATTCACGTGGTGATTTAATAATATCCAGATTAGGAATGGAAAGTGATTCTTATGGTAATGTCCCATCTACATTTTCATTAAATGAACAATATAGCCCAGGATATTGGACAAACGCATTATCACCATTTAACAATAATGTTATTAATCTATCTGATGTAGATGAATCAAGTGAATCTTACTGGCATAGTGGCGATGAACAACCAGAACCACTTCATATTTCCAATTTAAAAGGTCTTAAAAAAGA